ATTTATAATGTTTGTAATAGTTTGTTTTTGACAATTCTGCTCTTGCTTTTTCCAGTGTGCTTAAACGTTGAATAATCAACAGAGGTAGATCAAATTGATAATCAACTGGCAACACACTTTCATCGCCGTCTGGATGCATCATTAAAACCACAACATCTTTGATTGCCAACTCTTGATTGAGTTCATCCACCATTTTGTCCAATTTGTTGTAACTCATCCAGAACCCTGTGGCAACACATGCCTCTAATCTAAAAATGTCTTTCACATCAGCAAAATGTCTTGCCAACCTTGCTGGATCTTTCACTACGGTGATATGTATGTTGTCTCTAAAATTTGCAATGTAAGGACAGATGGGTAACCCATCAAGTTTTTTGTTGGGTTTACTGATACGATCCAACCATTGATTTAGTTTTCTTTTAGTGGTGTTTGTAGACACAATTTTTCGCATAATCTATACCAGTTGCACCTTTGGGAATATGCACAACAAATTCCGTGTTGGGTGCTTGTTTAAAAACAGTGGTCCAATTGGGACGCCACTGAATATTTAAGTTTGGACGTCGTGGTCTAGATACTCTGTCGTCCATTTGACTGGTTAAATCATCTGTGAACATGGAATCCATACCCCACATATTAATCTTCTGATATGTTTTTGCCATGTGTTGTATGGCAAGGTGTCCTGAATTCCATCTGTGTTTTTTCTCATACACATCTTGATACCTTCCAGGCAACGATTTGGTTTCAGCAAACCTTTTTATTTCAGGTGTACACCAAATGTCTACTGGTTTGATTGATGTTCTGTTGTTTTCCAAAAACAGTAAAACTTTTTGATCAATTATGCTCAACACTTTGTAGGTGTTTTTAAATTTTGGTATGTTGCAGGCAACTGTGAAATCTCCCATTTGGTATGTCAATAAAGAATTGGATTCACCATTGCCTATAAAATGAATGTTCATCCAAATATTTACAAAAAAACAGATTTTGCTTGACTAAATTAGGTATTTTTGTTAAAATACTTAAATATAATGAAATAGAGGAAATATATGACTACAAATACAAAAACAATCAAGTACTTAGAAACTGACATAGGATCTGATCCAAAAAATCCTTTGTGTCAGATACGGGACGAAGACATCACTTACCTTTTAAATTATCTTATGGAATTATCTAGATACTTTAGTGACCTATCACAAAAGAAATCTCAGGTATGGGAAGATGTTACAAAAAGAATGCCTAAAAAATTATACAAAGGTGCAAATGGACCAAACAGCATAATGAGTTTTTGTTTAGGACTGTTAAGCAATATGTATTTCAACATACAAAAATACAATGGCAAAGTAAGATTGAGTAAAAAACAAATTGAAGATTTAAATTTTTGTTCAATGTGTATCAGCATGACCACTGATCAGTTTGATGTTGTTGACTGTCGCAAAACATCTTTTGAAGATCCAAACGGCGATCCATTGGACAACGGATAAGCAATGGGAAAACCTAAAAAGTTTTTATCTGATTGGGGTTGGTACATTCAAAAAGGTACAGATCTAAGAATAAGAGACACACGTTTTGAAGGCACATATGAATATTGTGCTGAACCCACACACACTGATGGTAAACAACATCTTGTAAAGTTTGGAAATAATTTTAATGGTACATGGAGAGATCCTTGGAAGATGCCTCACAGCAATTGGCATTTTTGGGACAATCCTGAACTGTGTCATTTGTTGTATCCAAGCACTGTGAATCCATTACATCAAAAAACTTGGATACGTTGGGTAAAGAATAGTATTTTAACCAAAGAGAGTGAATTTACAGATGGTACAGAACGTATCAATTGGATGTTGAAAAACTTAAATGCTTGTGTGCCAACTTGGCAAGATCTTGTGCGTGAATTAGACCCCACAGCATTTGATCCTATTCAAGTTAGAAACAAAACAGCATTGATTGTGACCAGTTCACCCAACTGTCATTTGTACTACTATGGAGAAACTATAGGTCAATGGACCAATAGGATCAAAGAGAAATTAAACAAGATGGGTTGGCAAGTAAATGTGATAAGAGGCAAGTCCAGCAGAAAAATAAGAACTAAATCTGCAGATGCAAGACTGTATCAACAATTGCAAAACAAAAAACCTGGAATCATTGTGAATCAACACAGTGCCAGCACAATTGAAGCATTGTGTTCTGGTGTGCCTGTTGTATCCACAGGTGATCACTGTGGCGGACCTTGCGTAATCACTTGGAAAGATTTTATTAATGGTGCAGATCCCACAACGCCCAACGAAGCAGACTTTTTTGCTTGGATGAATGTTATTTTGTCCAACATAAGACACAAAACAGAAATTGTGGATCGTGATTTCCGTCAAAACAAACGTGTACTACCCCAATGGGCATAAAACATCAAATTGCACAAAAGAAATATCATGATGTTCCAACCAAATGGGTAAGAAGATACAATGTTAAAAAAAATTATTGCAAATTTAAACAACAAGAGTGGTCATTCACACACCATTCTTTCTATAAGGTATGGAAACACAGTGGTGTAATGGATCAAATCAGTAGATCACCAGGCGGTTATTGCATGGTTAGGTTGGATCCCACAGAAGCATGGTCACCTACCAATGTAAAAATTATTCAAAGAGGCAGATTGTTAATGAGAAACATCACAGAAATATGGAAAAAAACTTGGGGAAGAACAAATTGAAAATTATAGTGCATCACGAACACACAAAAATAAGAATTGCCAGTTGGCAAGATGCTGATCAATTGTGGATACACAAATACAGCACACAAGATTTAAACACACAGTTGTGCAGTGAATTTCATTACTGCTCTTTGATGGAGGCACTTACTATTGTGAGTGTGCATTATTTTACTGCTGTGGGAGGAACCAATCAAATGATGATTGTGGATCCCAGTGTGGAACTGTTCACTGTGGGAGTAGACACTTGTGAATTCAGATCTATTTCTAGAGACGATATGAAATGGTACACTGAGGTTTGGCAATTGCAAAGGGAGATACACGATGTGCGGAGTCGTTGGAATAACAGATAGAGACGAAACATACATAGACCAAGCATTGAAGTCTATACAACACAGAGGCCCTGATGGTGCAGGCAAATACATCAACAACTCAGTCAGTCTTGGACACTGTCTATTGGCAATAACTTCTGCACCCAAAGAAGGCAATCAACCATACACCACACCACGCAAAAACATTCTGGTTTACAATGGCGAAATATTCAACTATGATGACCTTGTACAACAGGAAACAAATTTTAAACCCAAGACCACTTGTGATACAGAATTACTGGCATGGGGGTTGGACACATACGGCATAGACTTTATAAAAAAAATAGATTCCATGCACGCCTTTGTGTATTATGATGTTAACAAACAAAAATTATACCTCAGCAGAGATCACGTGGGCATAAAACCTTTGTACTATGCCAAGTGTAAACAAGGGTTGGTGTTTGCCAGTGAGATCAGAGCAATCAAACACAAAGTGTCCACACATCACGAGATAGATGCTGTTGCATTGAGCAGTTGGAGTCATTTAGGTTGCAATTTTACACGCAACACATTTTACAAAGGCATTTCAAGATTGATGCCTGGTGAATGTTGGCAGTATGACATACCCACAAAACAAATGAACTTGGTGCACAGGATTATACCTGAAACAAAAAACACAAGACGTTTTGATGCAGAAGAATTTAGACTGCAAGTAAAAGACACTTGTCGTAAAACCATAAGAGGGTTAAGAAAGATAGGAATATTTTTAAGTGGTGGATTGGACAGCACCATGATCACACACGAGATTGCACAAATGATGCCCAACGTGTCCACATACAGCAGTTGTGTGGAACCTTTGCCTCAAGACAAAGAAGACTTCAATGCAGATTTTCGTTGCGGTAAACTGCTGGCACAAAGATTAAACATACCACATCACAAAATTGTGTGTACACCTGACACGTGGCAACAGTATCTGCGTGACAGTGTGTCACATCTAGAAGAACCTTTTTACAACGGCAGTTTACCCATGTATTGTCAAATGAATCATCAGATGGCAAGTGACGGAGTGGTTGTGACCATTGCAGGAGACATGGGAGACGAAGTGTTGGCAGGATACAGCAAATACAGACACATTGGTTTACACAACCCCACATGGAGACAATTGGTGGACAAATGGATGAACAGATTGTCACAACCACCACGAGTGCCATGTGAACTCAATCGCAATCAACTGTTGGACCTATTGATTAAGGATGTGTTTCCAGACAGCATGTACAATCCTCATGATGTGATCAACAGTTTCATGCTGTTGGATGTCACAGCAAATTGTTCTGCAGATTTCTTTCAACGCAATGATAGATTTGGCATGGCATATGGCATGGAAGGTAGATTTCCTTTGGCAACCAAACAGTTTATAGATTATGCCATGAGTATACCCAGCACAGACAAGATACAAGGCAGTAACATGAAACGGATGAGCAAAATTGCTTATCAAGACATACTGCCTAATGAAATCATACACAAACCCAAGACAGGATGGACAGCACCACATCAACAATGGGTTAATCAGTCAGAGACAGATCAACACACACTGCGTAAACATCAACCCAACACAGTGATACCATACAGAGGTAGAAAAATAGAATCAGTGATGCATCAATACTATGTGTGGTGCGATGTGAACAGGATGCACACATGTTGAGCGATTTCAATCATGGATTCAAAGTGCATTTTGACACATATGAAGAGTTTGCTCACACAGTGATTGGATTCACCAAAACCATCACACGCGAACAACGTCAGAATTGGCGATACACTGTGATGGGTCTGGAATTGGAACAGTTCATGGTGAAGTGGTATCCAAATTGGTGGCGCAAACTCCAACCTATCATTTAAATATTGATATGAAATATCCTAAACAACCCACACACTTTAAACATTATCCTTATCAACCAGAATGGTATGACAGAGACTTCTTTCATTCACCAGACGGCATCAAAGAATTTCCTCAACATCATTGCAAAATGAGTTGGGTACTCAGCAAACCCTATGTGACCAGTTGGCGCAATGCTGTGGACATAGGATGTAGAGATGGCGAATACTCAAGATATCTACAACATCATTTTGAACACACATATTGTTTTGACAACAGATTGAGACCACGATTTGCTTACAATGTTGCCAAAGGCAAAACCACACACTTTCATTGTGGATTGGGCCAAGAATATCAATTGGACGATTTCAACATTGAACGGGTGGACTACATCAAACTGGATGTGGACGGAGCAGAATGGGACATACTGCAAGGTGCCTTAAAAACTGTGGAACGAGATCACCCTGTGTTTTGTTTGGAAGTGGAACGAGAACCACAACGACGCACACTGGATTATCTTGTGAATTTAATGGGTTATCGTGTGGTGGAGACTGATGCAAGAAACATGGACAGAATACTGACATGGAGTGACCCCAAATGAAAGCAGGCAAAATATGGGGAAGCACAGAACTGATACACGCCAATGGTGTGTTGGAGTTTCACAGAATAGAATACAAAGCAGGATTCAAATGTTCAGAGCATGAACACCAATTCAAATGGAATGGATTCTACGTGGAGTCAGGAGAGATGCTGGTGCGTGTGTGGCAAGACGATCAAGGATTAGTGGATGAGACCACATTACGTGCAGGAGACTTTACCCAAGTAAAACCAGGTGCTGTGCATCAGTTTGAAGGTGTTCAAGATGGAGTGGCATTTGAACTGTATTGGGCAGAATTCAATCACAATGATATTGTGCGTAGAACAGTGGGTTCTAAGACGTGAAATGGCCCATACCATTGCACATAGCATTTGAACCCATACAGTTGTGCAATGCCAAATGTTTCTGTTGTCCATACACCACACTGAGTGAGGATCCCACATATCGCGGTGTGCAGATGAGCACACAACACATCACTGACCTATTGACTGAGTATGGCGAACTGGTTAAGCAACACAAGGTACCCAAATATCAGTGCACCATAGCACCTTGGAGATACAGCGATCCATTGGTGCAACCCAATCTACCACTCATCATGCAACTGGCGGATCGTTATGATCTTGGAGTGGACATCACCACCAATGCAGTCAGTTTCACAGAGCGAATGTGCCGCACACTGGACCGTCACAGGCACCTGCTGAAACAGATACACATATCAGTGATAGGACACACAGAGCAAGAAGTGTGGGAACAGATGCGTGTCAAGAAATCCAAGACATTGGACCGCTTGCGGTATGTTAAGCAAAATTTCCCCCACCTCAGCAGTCTGATAAAAATTGGCATCAAGCACCGTGACAACATCAGACCTTCAGAAGAAATCAAATCTGAATACAGAGCAGTCACACTGGGTAAAGTGGGTGTGAAAACTAATTGGTTGCACAACAGATTGGGTGATGGAGATGGTGTGTGGCACAGACCCAAACAGTTTAAAATTGACGCCGCACAATACATCCAGGGTTGTGTGATGTCGCAGGGCAGGATAACCAGAGAGATGGAGATCAGGGTCAACGGTGATGTGGTGCTGTGTTGCGATGACGCAGATGGCAAAACACACTATGGCAATGTGTTCAAAGATGGTTTACTCACGTGCTGGCAACGTGTGCAACAGACACATGATGTGATATACAGCAAACAATACACTGATGCCAAACAGCAGTTGATCTGCAACACCTGTTCAAGAGGAGCATTTGCTTGGGGCAAATTCAACCAGACTGAGATTGATCAGCGAAACCAAGAATTGAAACGAACGACTGGGATTTGAACTGGCGGTGTATTTTGGTACCCAGGTTTGAGTGGTGAATGTTATAACGCAAGACAGCAGGCACCCCACTTCTAATGTGCAGGACGGGTCCGCACCAATCATACTATTATAACACCATTGGACCACCCAGTCAACCATACCCCACAGTGATTTTGGTTACCCACACCATTGACACTGTGCTCGTATGATGTTATACTGTGTGAGTACTGGGATGGTGTCATATGGTTTCCTAACAACTTGTGGTGGTGTCCCATACCATTTTGTGTGGTGTGTTCACTGATAGACTGTCATCTTCTCCTGGGCACACTCCACTCCTACCCCACACTGTTGTTTTGGTTACGTTCAGCATTGACTTCCCCTAGACATGATGTTATACTGTACACTCAACTGAACCATTCCCACTTGTCATAACTGTGTGAGTGGTTGGGTTGTTTAAGGTTAACATATATGAACAACCACACAGTGCAACACATTATGCTCATTTTGTTTCTGTCTGTGTGGTTGACGTCATGCACAGCGTGGAATCAATCCCCCACATTCACTGATACCTTTCTTAACACACATACTCCCCAATACACCGTTGTGAACGGATCAATCTATAAGAATTAGGCACCATTGGAGTGGTTCAGATACTATAGAAATGGTTGATATTCTGGTTTATAGGGTAGGATTTGGGTGATTAACCCTTGAGAGACAGGTTTTGAAACATTCTGAAACGGTTGCCTCCTGTTAAAAAATACCACATCTCACCGCTCTTGACCGTTCATATGGTGTGTGTCGCTGTAATATTGTGTAATCAGTTCTCAGTTTCTTCTCACTAATCTACCCACTCTGCCAATGGTCTGCATCACTTTTATGCCACGATGTTGAGCGATTTCAGTGTGTGATATGATGTTCAGCATTGATGCCATGTGCAGACTCCACTCTTCCCACTCTGCTGGGTCTAACTCTGTGAACACTTGTACATATGTGCCTTCTGTTGCTTCTGTGTCTATTAAATGTTGTACGTGTTCAATATCATATGTTTCTTGTGTGAATATGTGTGTGTATGGTTTGCTGTACTCTATCACATACTCTGGATACTTGCTCAGCATCTGTTTCACTGTGCTCATGTCCTCTGCGGAATACAATCTGTGTGTTTTTGCAGTTTTTCTGTCACGCACTGATCTCTTACTCATGGTCTCTTTGAGGAAACCTATGTTGGCAATGGTGTAAAGGAATTGGTTTATCATAATATGGTTAGTGATGTGTGTGAGAACAGTTTGGTAGAACAGAGTCATCACACACATCGTGCTATGCTTAAAGGATTACATCAATGTTTGAAGTTAATGTAACAGGAATATTTAGTGTGTTGCGGATTTTTGTGGGGATTAGTGAGTTCTACAGAGTGGCACACCCATTAGGATATATCCCCATATGCGCCAGCAACTGGGGAATCAATGGCATATTGATGTAACGTGGTGTGCCGTT